GAGCCGCCATGAGCTGTTGATGACGATGACCTTTGCCCGGCCGCGGACGAGCTCGAGATCTGCGTCCTTGGCCGACGGGCCCGACGCCACGATCACGCAAGCTGAGCCCCGCCAATCCGGCCACCAATCCGGCGGCCTCATGCCATCGCGGGATCCCGCGAGCGGCGGAGCAATGACTCCACGCCCGGCGTGATCGGATCGTCTTCCGGGTCGCCGTCGTAGAGCACCTCGAGCACCGCCAGGATCGCGGCGTGGATATGCTCGGGGATTGTCAGGTCAGTCCACGTCGGATCGACCCAGGCCTCTTTGAGATAATCGAGGACGATCTGCTGGGCCTGCTCCAGCTTCAACTGGCAGCGGGCGTCACCCTCGTCGGTGTCGTCGATCCGGAGATGCAGCTTCGCCTGCTCGAGCGTCACAAGCATCGTGGGCATGGGATCAGCTTCCGACCTTCAGGGGTTTGGGCTCGGGCGGAGGCTTGCCGTCCTTGCCATCCCGGCCACGCTTCACCGCCAGGCGCCAGGCATCGGAGGTTTCCGGCTTGTCGGTGGTATCGCGCTGCGCGATCCAGCTGGAGCCGCCGAACGTGACGCTGTCGCCCTTCGCGTATTGGCCTTCGCGCCAAACGCCACGGTCGATCGTGACCGGGAAGCGCCAGACGAATTCGCGGGTATCATCCCCGCGCGTGAACCGGACGATGACGGTGCGGCCGTCCTCGGCGAGCTCGGCCGTCATGTCCTCGAACCCGAACCCGTCGCGGCCGGGCTTCCCCGGCTCGCCGTCCTTGCCGACAACCCGGCCAACGGTCCGCGTTGTGCCATCGCGGAGCGTGAGGATCAGGTCGCCGTTCCGGTCGATCAGGGCGCCCGTCGTGTCGGCGCCATCCTTGCCGTCCTTGCCGTCCTTGCCGTCCTTGCCGTCCTTCGGAATCGGCATCGCCGCGAACCGCGCGGCGATCGCTTCCTCGATCACCGGCAAGAGATCCTCGAGGGTGACGCTTTCGCCGTCCTCGCCATCCCGACCAGGCGGCCCCGGCTCGGCCGGCGGCAGCTGGTCAATGGCGTGCGCGATCGCCGACCGGACCAGGACGGCTATTTCTTGAGGGTTTGCACTTTTCCGGTCCTCCGGGGCGGGACGCGCCGCAAGGGCCGCATCGATTTCCCTTTTGACGATCGGCGTGATCGCTTCCGGATCGGCGTCTTTTCCGTCTTTGCCATTGGCTCCGTCCTTTCCGCTGCAGATCCTGGTCTCGAGCGTGGCGCCATTGGTGAGCGTCAGGATCAGGAACCCGGCTGCATTGGTGAACTGGTTGGCGATGCCGACCGGCGCCGGCACCGCGGCGAGACGCGCCTCGATCCGTGCCTCGAAGCTGCGAATCCGTTCATCCACATAACGCTTCGCGCTGGAAACCAGCGCATCGGCCAGGCGGTCGACGTCAAGCATCGGCGATCTCCCAGCGTTTCTGCATGGCGCGGATCACCGCGTCGGTGGCGTCGGGCGCCGGCAGCGCGAGGCGACGCTCGGACGCCGGCAGCGCTTCCGCGTCGCCCTCGCCCTCGGAGGCCTCGTTGCCTTCCGGCGGCTCGTTCGATCCCCCCGCCGGCGCCGGCGCCGTGCCCTTGGCGAATGGGTCCTCGCGCATGTCGCGTTTAGCGAGCGCCGCCAATGAATAGTTCTGCTGTTGCAGATACGGGCTCGCGCCGCCCACGACCGGCCCATACCCGAGCCGGGCGCGGCCCTCGTTGGGCGCGATCAGGCCGGCAGACACGCCGTCCTTCAGGACGCTCATCTGGGTTGCGGTATCCATCCGGAGGAGGCCCTCCAGATCGAACTCGACGGTGAGGGTCGGGCCGAGATCGAGGCCCTCATCGAGGCAGAGCTCGGCCGCTTCAATCAGCGCCTGGAGGCACTGCGAATAATACTCGGTATTGAGCGCCTGAATGTTGTTGTAGGTGGGCATCGTGCCCAGCCCGATCTTGTAGGGCGGCACATGGAAGGTCGAGCACACCACCTCGGCGGTCCATTTCAGCTGCTCGATCATCTGGCTTTCCTGGGCGCTGATCGGCAGCTTCTCGAATTTCAAACCGTCGCCGAGCACCGCGACACGCCCGGTGTTCGCCCCGCTGAAGTTCGTCTCCCACGCCTCCTTCAGCCGGGTTGCCGTCTCGTCCTTGATCGCCCCCGGCGCCGTGAGGATCCCGCCCGGCATGGAGCGGTTGCCGAAGAACCACGCCGCCTGCGTCATCATCGCGTTGCCGGCGGTCGCCGCCAGGCCGCTCGCGTAGATCGGCGAGGTGCCGCAGAGCGGGTGGAAGATGCAGTTAAAGCGGTCGTGGATAATCTCCCGCGCCGGCACCACCACCTGGTTACCGATGCCGGTAAGGTTGTCGGTGTTGAGCTCGTAGAAGACGTCGCCCTCGTCGGACACCAGCGGCCGGGTCCGCGTCGGGTCGAGGATGTAGAGGCGCTTCACCACGCCGCGCTCGTCGCGCTGCTTCAGGCCGTAGGTGTTGCCGCGGCTGAGCTTCGACAGCATCCAGTTTTCCCAGAACTGGATCCGCGTCTGATAATTGTTCGGCTTGCGGAGGACCGGGCTGTAGGCCGGGTTCGTCGTCTCCTGCCAGATCCCGTCCTCGTCGGCGTCTTCCACCAGGCGGCAGCGCAACTTGGAAATATCGGACGCGATCAGCGTCATGCACGCGTAGACCGCGTGGTAGGTGAGGATCAAATTCCGGTCGAGCGAGACGTTCTGCTGCCAGGCGCCGGTGTAGGGCTCGAGGACGAGCGGCCACCAGCCGCGCCCGCCCGCGACCGAATTAAGCGCCTTCTCCTCGCGTGCACGGGTGATACTGAACCCGAAGATCTTCACCGGCGCGGCCCTTACTCGGTCTCGCCCTCATCGGCCGGCTCTTCCGCCCCGGCCGATCGCCGGGTCCGCCGGCGACGCGGCGGCGCGGCTTCCGCCGGCGGTGGCGTCAATCCCGAGCCCTCGCCCCGCATCGCCCCCACCGGGCGACCGCTGCCGCCGACACCCCCGGCGCCTCCGGAGGCGGCGCTGACGCGGCCACGCGTCTCCCGACCGCCGCCCGCGGTCAGATCGGTGGTGGCTGGGGACGCAGGAATGTCGCGGCGCTTGTAGACGCCGCGCCGATAGACCGGCTCGGGCGAATCCTCGGGAGCGACGGCGGCCTTCCTGGTCGCGATCATCATCCGGGCGTCGCGGTCGCTGACCTCGTAGGTCTCGCCGGCTTTCACCCGATGACCGCCGACCGGGTGGGTCTTCAGAGCGATCAGCTTGACCATCGTGAAATTCCCTTCCGCCAACGGAAGGGCCCAGCCGCGAGCGGCCGGGCCCCCTTGATCGGCTTGGCTGGTTACGAAGCTACCCAATCGACGTCGGTGAGGACCTGGACGCCGCTCGTGCGGCGACGCTTCCAGTTGATCGTCCGCTCGGCGCGAAGACCGACGCTATTGGTCTGCCAGAGCGAGACCATCGACGTCGCCGGCGTCGGCGGAATCGAATTCGCCACCGGGGCGTCGCTCATTTCCACCGAGGCCTCGGTGCTCATGTCGACGTTGATCCCGCCTTCGTCGGCCAGGTAGATGTCGCCGGCGTTGACGAGCTCGACCACTGCGCCCGTGCTCTCGTGCGGCATGTATTCCGACGCGATCACCGGCAGGCCGAAGAACGTCCCGCCATTGAGCGAGATGCCGGGGAATTCCGGCTGGCCGAGCGCGTTCTGCATCAGTGAGAGCTGGAGAGCGATCGATGACGGCATGAGCCACACGCCGCTCGTCGGCGGGTTGTTCGCGGCAATGAACGCGTTCATCACCGCCGCGACGTCGGTTCGCACGCCCGCGGCATCGGTGCCGGTCGACACGATCGGCGTAACGCCGTTGGCGATCGACGGCGGCTTGATCCCCGCCGTGCCGGCGTTGTTCGGATCAACGAAATCGCGGTCCAGACGATCGCGGAGCGCCTCGGCCAGGCCATCGCGGACAAGGACCTCGGCGTTCGGGCTGCTGTCGCGGAGGAGCTCCATCGTGATGATCGCAATGTTCGCGACCTTCAACGGTTCGAGCGTGGTCCGCGAGAAGTCGAACGAGGTGAGCGGCTTCGCCCGCCCCTCGCCAACCCAGTAGCCGGCGCCGCCGCCGATCTGGCTCACCAGCGGCGTCCGGAACGGCACGCGCCGCAGGCTCGGGATCCCGTTCGCCCCGAACTTGCCGAGGATCGTCATTGGCCGGAGGTAGGCGACGAAATCCGCGAACGGCCCGCTCTCGGTCGACACCAGGGCGCTGCCCCATCCGGCAGGGCTGTCCGTGCTGTCACCGCCGACGCTCCCGGCCGGCACCGCCGCCTTGAGGACGCCGATGGTGACATCGTCGTGCTTCCACCGGTTCTCGGCGTAGGCGAGCGCCTGCAGGAGATTGCCCTTGGCAAACCCGACCGCCTTGGCGATGCGCGCGAACCGGATGCCCGGCTCGAGCTTTTCGGTGTTCTTGACGATGATCCCGGCGCGCGCCTGGCTGCCCTCGCCTTCGCTCCGGGCTTCGTTGACCGGCTTCGCCTTCACGGCGGTGACCCGCTCGAGCGAGCGGAGCCGGGTGAGATCGCCGTCGATCGCTTCGACCTCGGTCTGCAGGTTGTCGAATTCCTCCTGCTCGGCCTGGTCGGTCGAGCGGGCCTCGTCCATTCCCTTCTGCATCACCGCTGTCATGCGCGCGGCTTTGGCGGCGCGCGTGGTCTCGAGCGCGGTGATCT